TCATCAAGCCGGATATGACAATATGGTTGGTAACACTATTACCTTAACTGGAACAGGACTTCGTGGAACTGAAGCCACAACTTTATACGTACCACTTCAATTCTGGTTCTGCAGAAACCCAGGTCTCGCTTTACCACTTATTGCTCTTCAATACCATGAAGTCAAAATCAATCTTACTACCAGACCACTTAATGATTTAGCTACGGTTAATAATGGTCAAACTTTAGCTACAACTGGAAGTCTTGGTTGCAAGCTCTATGTTGACTATGTATACCTTGATACTGATGAAAGAAGAAGATTTGCCCAAGTATCACATGAATATCTTATTGAACAGGTACAATTTACTGGAGATGAATCTGTATCTACAGCTTCATCAAAAAACTCTACTCTTAACTTTAACCATCCTGTAAAAGAATTAATATGGGTATGTAGATCAACTGCACACGGAACAACAGATACAGATGAAACTAACTTTGGTAATAGTTGGTTTAATTTTACAGGGACTATTGATGGTACAAGTGTAGAACCTTTCACTACTGCTAAACTCCAACTCAATGGACACGATAGATTTACTGAAAGAAATGCTGATTACTTCAGAAAAGTTCAAAATTACGAACATCATACTAGAGTTCCAAGAGTCGGTGCTGATTTAGTTACTGATGATCATTTAGAACAATATATCTATACTTATTCATTTGCTCTCTCACCAGAAGAACATCAACCATCAGGAACTTGCAATTTCTCCAGAATTGATAACGCTGTTCTTCAACTTGGGACAGTTACAACGGGTGTTGGTGGTGGTGTCCTCAAAGTTTTCGCTGTTAACTACAATGTTCTTAGAATCATGAGTGGTATGGGTGGTCTTGCTTACTCCAATTAAGCTCACAACTCACAACTCACCACTCACAACTCACAACTCACCACTCACAACTCACCACTCACAACTCACCACTCACAACTCACAAACCATTATGTTTTTATAAACTCTTTTTTAATATTTTTAAATCAAATTTAAATAAACTTTAAATGTATCCAAAAATGTGTCTATAAATGTATCTACATTTTTAAATATAATCAATAATATTGTCGTTTTTAGATAATTTTATGCTCATACAGCATAATTTTATTAATAAAAAATAAAATGTTGTGTACAAAATGATTTTTTTTTCTAGTTATATAGTATAAAAATTTATTATGGGAGGAGGTCTTATGCAATTAGTCGCTTATGGCGCACAAGATATTTATTTAACTGGTAACCCACAGATTACCTTTTTCAAGGTTGTCTACAGAAGACATACCAACTTCGCTGTTGAATCCATTGAACAAACTTTCAATGGTGCTGTTGACTTTGACAAGAGAGTCACTGCCACTATTTCCAGAAATGGTGATTTAGTCAAGCAAATGTACCTTGAAGTTGATCTTCCATCTGTTGGTGGTACTACTGCCCCAGAATGGGTTTATGGTGTAGGTAATGCTTTAGTCAAAGAAGTTGAAATTGAAATTGGAGGTCAACTTATTGATAGACATTATGGTGAATGGATGAACATTTGGTCTGAACTTTCAGTTCCAGAAGGTAAAAGAAGAGGTTATGACAATATGGTTCTTAACAATGCTGAAGCTGGACAAATGGGTCATCAAACAGCTAATGCTGCTACTGCTGCTAAGAGAGTATATGTTCCACTTCAATTCTGGTTCTGTAGAAATCCAGGTCTTGCGTTACCACTTATTGCTCTTCAATACCATGAAGTTAAAGTCAATCTTACTACAAGACCACTTAATGAATTAGTATGTGGTACAAATGCTACTGCTCCAACTGGTTCTCTTGGCTGCAAACTCTATGTTGACTATGTATACCTTGACACTGATGAAAGAAGAAGATTTGCCCAAGTTTCACATGAATATCTTATTGAACAGGTTCAGTTTACTGGAGATGAATCTGTATCTGCAGGTTCATCAAAAAACTCTACTCTTAACTTTAACCATCCTGTAAAAGAATTAATATGGGTATGTAGAGGAACTATACACGGTACACAAGCTTTGGATAGAACAGACTTTGGTAATAGTTGGTTTAATTTTACAGGGACTGCTAATGCTTCAAGTGCTGAAGCCTTCACTACTGCTAAACTCCAACTCAATGGACACGATAGATTTACTGAAAGAAATGCTGATTACTTCAGAAAAGTTCAAAACTTCGAACATCACACAAGAGTTCCAAGAGTCGGTGCTGATTTAGTTACTGATAATCATTTAGAACAAAATATCTATACTTATTCATTTGCTCTATCACCAGAAGAACATCAACCATCAGGAACTTGCAATTTCTCTAGAATTGATAACGCTGTTCTTCAACTTGGGTCAGTTACAGTTGCTGGTGTTCTCAAAGTATACGCTGTTAACTACAACGTTCTCAGAATCATGAGTGGTATGGGTGGTCTTGCTTACTCCAATTAAGCTCACAACGCATTTTGTTTTTCTAAACTCTTTTTTTATATTTTTAAATCAAATTTAAATCAAATTTAAATCAAATTTATATAAACTTTAATTAAACTTTAATTAAACTTTAAAATTACACAAAAATGTGTCTATAAATGTATCTACATTTTTAAATATAATCACTAATATTGTCGTTTTTAGATAATTTTATGCTCATACAGCATAATTTTATTAATAAAAAATAAAATGTTGTGTACAAAATGTTTTTTTTTTCTAGGTATATAGTATAAAAATTTACTATGGGAGGAGGTCTTATGCAATTAGTCGCTTATGGCGCACAAGATATTTATTTAACTGGTAACCCACAGATTACCTTCTTTAAGGTTGTCTACAGAAGACATACCAACTTCGCTGTTGAATCCATTGAACAAACTTTCAATGGTGCCGTTGACTTCAACAAAAGAGTCACTGCCACTATCTCCAGAAATGGTGATCTTATCAAGGATATGTACTTAGAATGTGTCTTACCACAATTGGACTCAGGTTCAGGAAACCAATGGTGGGTCAACAGTGTTGGTAATGTTATGGTTAAGAAAGCAGAACTTGAAATTGGTGGTCAACTTATTGACAGACATTACGGTGAATGGATGGATATCTGGAGTGAGCTCAGTGTTCCAGTTGGTAAAAAGACTGTTGGTTATGACATTATGGTTGGTAACCACGAAACTCAAATTGGTGTTGAAGCTAATGGTGTAACCGCCAGAAGACTTTATGTACCACTCCAATTCTGGTTTTGCAGAAACCCTGGTCTGGCTTTACCACTCATTGCTCTTCAGTACCATGAAGTCAAACTTAACCTTGAACTCAGACCAGTCACTGAATTAGTTGTTGGAGCTTCCACACCATCAATGACTTCATGCAAACTCTACGTAGACTATGTTTACCTTGATACTGATGAAAGACGTAGATTTGCTCAAGTATCCCACGAATACCTTATTGAACAAGTCCAAAATACTGGTGATGAATCTCTCGCTGATGCATCTAGTAGCAAAAATGTCACTCTTAACTACAATCATCCAGTCAAAGCTCTTTACTGGGTACATGTCACTGGCGTAAATGCTGCTGTTCCAACTTTAGCTGCTGGTGTCCAAACTGGTGGAAGATGGGTTAAATACACTGATACTCAGCCAACTAACACTATGGGTCAAAACGATTCATTCAGCACTGCCAAACTTCAACTGAATGGGCACGACAGATTTACTGTTAGAAACTCAGACTATTTCAGATTAGTTCAAAATTACCAACACCATACTAATGTTCCAAACAAGCACATTTACACTTATTCATTTGCTCTTTCTCCAGAAGAACACCAACCTTCAGGAACTTGCAATTTCTCCAGAATTGATAATGCTGTTATGCAATTCAAATATGAGGGAGTTTCAGTAGCCTCAAAGATTAAGATGTTTGCTGTAAATTACAATGTTCTTAGAATTATGAGTGGTATGGGTGGTCTTGCTTACTCTAATTAAGTATATATTACATTATTGGTATTTCCTCACACTCGTTGGGTATCTTTTTTTTTAAATTTTGAATTTATTATAATTAAAAATGAATTAAATTAATAAAAATAATTAATAAAAATGAATAAGAATATTATTAATAATAATTGTTTGCTTACAAATGTACATAAATGTTCCTATAATCAACTAATACTTAATTGATTTTATTAATTAAATCATTATTAATTAATAAATTTTAATAAATAAACACTATTTTAACTTTTAACTTAAAACTATTTTCTTCTTATACATTATAAAAAAATAATATGTCTGAGGTTTCTCCTGATCTTAAACTTTCTTCTTTACAACTGACTACTACTGGCGACACTACATTTGAGGGACAAGTTTTAGCAAAAGAAGGTGCAGATATTCGATACACCGCAACTACAGGTTATGGACCAACTAATGTAATAATTGGTAAGGGTGGTTCTTCAGACCAAATAGCTGACCCTTTTACAGAAAGTGCAACTGAATTATTCCCACTTGGAACTTCCTTAGTTTATGGAGATAGAACATTTAGATACTGTTTTTCAGATGGTGCCGTCACAGCAGGTAAACTTTTACAAACTGCAGCAGCAATTACTCACCATAGAGCCATGGGTACTGCTGTAGCAGCTATTGCTGCTACTGCTGTTACAGTCACTTTAGGTGGAACACTTGTTAGTCTTAATCAATACAAAGATGGTTATCTTCATGTATATGATGCTGCTGGTGAAGGGCAACTATTGAGAATTGCATCTCATCCAGCAGCAGACGCTTCTGCTACGTGCGTTATAACTCTCTATGATCCAGTTACAACTGCTTTGACAACTGATTCTAAAACTGATTTAATTTTAAATCCTTCAAAAGATGTTATTCTTGCTCCAACAACTGAAACAGGTGTATTAGTAGGTGTTACAACTATTGATACAGCTGATAACAGATATTTCTGGGCACAGGTATCAGGACCTTCTTCCGTATTGCTTAAGGACGCGCTGGTATTAGGGAATGCAGCTGTTCGTTCAGGTCTTCAGGCAGGTGCGTGTGCTGCAGCAACTGATAATGTACTTCAAGAAATTGGAGATGTTATGGTTGTTAATGCTGATGGTGAGTATGGTGTTATTAATTTAAACATTCACTAATAAGTAACGGTTTTTCTTATGGGTATAGTGCATCACCAATCTATTATTTATAATCACAACCGTAAATTAATATCTTATTTTTTTCATTTTAAACATAAATTCTTTATATTATAAAGAAATTAATCTTATGTCAACAAACAGTGATAGTAATAATACTAATACTACAACAATTCCCAATACTACACAAACTACTCCTACTACACAAACTACAACTGTTAGAAGAATAACAGGAGCAGGAGTTTTGATTATTACAAGTAAACATAATCGCCCTTATTTACTATTAGGAAGGGAAAAATATAAAAGTTTCATCTATAAAAATAAGTATATGCTTCCTGTCTATGAAGAATTTGGAGGAGGTATTCAAACTAAAAAATTATCTATAGAGGATAATGCTCTGATGGAATTAGATGAAGAAACATCACATACTTTAAATTGGGACGACCCTACTATACTTCTAAAAAAAGGATTTTTTTATATTGATATCCCTTTTTTAGAGAACCGCATTTATAGAATGTACTTGGTATTTGTTAATAATGTAGAACACATAATGCCTATTTACTATAGAAATTACAATCTAATTCATTCTAGTACATCTACATATTATAAAAAAAAAAATTATATTGAAATGGATGAATTACAAATGATTCCATTAGATGATATTTATAGATCATTACACAACAATCATACTAAAAACATACTTCATTTACTAAACGGAGATACTTTACTAAAATTAAATTATCAAAATAAGTACGTGTCTAGAAGGCTATATCGCTTTTTTTCAGAAAAACACATGTCCCCCATTTCAAAAAAAT